AACGTAGGCATTGTGGCTTTTTGTTCTAAACCCACTATTGATTTTAAAGGGTATCCCTGCAATTTCACGCGCGTTGTCGAGCATGTCCAAAGTAGATTGCTGCATATTAGCACCACTACCAACTTCATCTGGGCTGTCAAATTCATCTAGTGTAAAATATTTCATTATTTCGGTGGGTTTCTTTTATCGTCAAAATCCATAGCTGCCTTTAGTATAATTTTGTCCATGACATTTTCTTGGTTTTCTAGCATTTGCCTTTGTAACTCAATTACCATTTCTTCTAAATTGTCTTTAGCTTGTACTAAAAGTTCTATTTGGTGTTCCTTTTTTTCTAATGATGATTTCAAAGCTGTAACATCATCTGGTTTTGTACCTGTGATACTAGATATTATAACAGGAATACTTGCTGCAATAGTTCCAATCAACATCATGACAACTTCCTTATTTGAATCTAAAACAGGAAACTGCAATAAAGTAACAATTATACCTATAACAAACAAAAATATAAACAAGCTACCTGCATAGTGTCTTATTTCTTTTGCTACTCCATTTCTTGGCATCTTCATTTGAACTGTTTGTAGATTTTAGTTAATGTATATATGATCGTAAGTATTAACACAACTGTCTGTAGCTGTGTATTTATGTTAGGCATGGCACTAAATATTAATGCACCAATATTCAATCCGTATATTCTCAAGTCTTGCATTTTTATTTACCTTCTACCCATTGTGTGTTATCTTCATCCCATAAGTAAGGTTTGCCGTCTGTTGGGTACGAAACAGGTGCTTCCCAATCTGTTGTTGAACTGTTTAGTGTCCAACTATCAAAAGGTTTTGGTCTAATAAAAGCATCTAAAGTAGAATCATACTTGTAACCTACTGCTGCATATCTACCTCTTTGACTTCCATCTTTAAATGTTCTTACCCATTTAGCACTACCTTTCAGGGTGTTTAAGAATTGCTTTCCTTTCTGTTCACTTACTACATTAGCTTGTGTTTTAATAGCATCATCTGCTACAACTCTAACTTCTGTAACAATATTGTCTGAATCTAATTTTGCAAAGTGTGCCATATTTATACTGTATAAGAGCCGTCTCCTGTAAACTTTAATATTTTGTATCCTGATGGAGTATTACCGCCTTCAGGGTCTAATGTTGGTGAACCTGTTGTTGTGCCTGAATAACTAGCTAATGGAACTTTTAAGATGATAACACCATCACCGCCGTCAGCACCTGCACCTCCGCCGCTACCAAGTCCGTCAGTACCTGCTGAATTTCCTGTGATAGATGTTGTTGTAGAAGTCCAACTTCCACCATTTCCTCCACCACCTGAACCACCTGTTCCGCCTGTGTGTCCGCTGATAAAAGCTACTCCACCACCACCACCTGCGTATGTTCTTGACGTACCTGTGATTGATGATGTTGAACCGTTTCCTCCATCACCACCATTTGCGTAAGATGCGTTTCCTCCGACAGCGCCTGCACCTCCACCACCACCTCCTTGATATGATTCTGGAGAAGGTGTAGATGTACCGCTACCTCCATTATTTCCTTGACTAGGTGTTGTTGATGGTGTGTTTCCTGCACCTCCCGATGAATCTGTTGGTCCGTCTGAACCACCACCTCCAGAACCACCATCTGATGCTGCACCTGATCCAGAACCTGTATTGTTACCACCATAACCACCACCTGCTGATGATATTGTAGTAATTCCGCTGCCTGAAACAGATGATTCTAAACCTTGATTTCCTTCGCTATTATAATCTGTTCCAGAACCTGCACCACCTGTTCCGACATCAATAGACAATACAGTTCCGATAGCTACTGATGAAAAAGTACCTGTGCGATAACCACCTGCACCGCCTCCACCATAAGAACCGCCACCACCGCCGCCACCTACGATTAAGTATTCAATATCGTAAGGTGCTGCACCTGCGGAATGTGCTACTAAAAATCTTCTTCCTAACATAGAATAAAATTAAATTGTACTACCACTAGCAAATGTAGTAACGCTGTAAAAGAACACAGGGTCAGTTGCTGAATCATCTACACATTCAATTTGTAATATATTTGAACTTGCACCATCATAATCAGACTCTGCTAATTTGTTAAATGTGTTAGTACTTGTACCTTGTGCATCTAACGTTACTGTATAACTTCCTTTTATAGGGTAAATAGTAATAATTTGTCCTGTTTTATATCCTGTTAAGTCAATGGTATATGCGCCTGTAATATCACCACTTAACTCAAATACAGCACCATTAGAACAATCAAAACTGACTGTACCTGTAAGTGTACTAATTGCTTCTATTTCTGTATATCTGTCTGCTAACTCTGCGTGGTCAACAATGTCATCGCTTAACATAGCGTTTGTAACAAAGTTGTTACCGTACACTTCGTCAAAGTTGTCATTTAGTTTGTCAAAAGCCGTTCTTAAAGGGTCGCCTGTGCCATCATTAGCTGCTGTACCAATATTTACTGTCTGTTTTGCCATTTTTTATTTTTTAATATTCAGTTGCATCTGCTTTATATGCTGTTGTATCTGCTTTTATTGTGTTCACGTCTGCTGTTAAGTAAGAACCATCTGCATCAAAAGGGTAAGCAATACCCCATCCAATACTTTCGTTTGTATTACCAAACCAACTTACGCTATATATACTACCCCAACTCATAAACATTCAGGTTTTGAATCAATGTCTATTGTATTTTGGTTACTTGACGATCCCCACCAAGAACTGCAATATATGTTACCCCAATTAATTGTGTTCGCCATATTATTACAATAACTTTTTCTTTGGTTTGTTATTTACTTTATTTAAATACTGCGTTAGCTTTTTTACATTCGCAGGTTTTGGTTTGTATTTCTTTACAGCACCCATCCGCCAAATATATCTTTGTCTGGACTTACATCCTCATTATTATTTGTGTAATACTCTGGATATTTTGATCCTGCATTAAAAGACAAATGCTCAATTAGCCTGTCTGTATAATATTGTGCTGTGTTTCTTTCTTTCTCTAATAAATAATCTACTTCTTCCCTAGATGCGTTGTCAGCATTTTCTGATGTGTGTTTAAATATCCCTTTGTTTGCAATCGTATATGCAGCAAATGGTAAATACTCTACCATAGCCCAATGTATTAAACATGGTTTTATCCAATCATTTACTAATGTCAAGTAGTCGCCTGTTAATGTGCTTCCAATAATCTTAGCTTGTATTGATTCAAACAAGTCTGTACCAAGATAGTTTTCAATATGCTTATCTTGGGCAATCTTGATGTACTGTATAAACTTGTCTGTGTCAATGTTACCATCTAGGGCAGTAAACTTGACAATATCTTTTCGTGTGACTAATAATGCTTCTGCCATTATCTTGGGGTTTTATATCCTTTATCTCTTCTTTTAGATGGTGGTGTGCTTACTAGATCTGGTTCTTGTATCTTAGTTGGTCTTTTAATGCCTTCTTTTTCTCTTTCACTCTTGTAAGCAGGTTTAGCCTTTGGACTGTTTGGATCTGGTTTTATATCATTTCTAAATATATAAGTTTTTCTTAACCAATAGTGCTTACAATTAGCACCACCGATGTGTAAAAATATATTGTAACTTGATTCACCTGTCGCTGCAAGTTCGCTATTTGCTGTGCTTTCTTTATCTAAATCTTCTTTTCTGTAAACCTTTTTTGCCGCTACCATCTTTCTGCAAAATTCTCTTGAATTACCACTCACAATAAGCGGTGCATATTGGTATCTGACCATGTATCTTTTACCTGTTTCTGTTTCTCCATCGAGTTCGCTTTGTGCTGTGGCTCTATTTGGAACAACAGATGCTAGACTTAGCATTTTATCTAAAGCATCTTCTTGGTCATAATCTACAGGTCTTTCATCAAAAAGTTCCCATCCATTTTCAAGCAATTCTTCTTCATCATCGCCTAATCCATCTAATTGATCAAACATTGCATCATCATCAAAATCTGTTTCTTCAGATAATTTAACACCTGTTTCTTCTTCACGCGCTTCGTCTGTAACAGCGTTGTCTGTTTCGATAAATTCTAGGGGCTGTAACGTCTTAAAATAAAGTTTTAGACTAATACCATTAACTGCTAATATTTGATCAATACAGTCGATTATAAGGTCTTGATATGGTCGTATTGTAATGTTTTGGAAAAGCAATGATGCTGTCTTAATTTCATCTGCATTATTTCCAAGTCCGCTGTTGCCATCTCTAATACCTAATAGTAAAGGTGATGTTACCCTGTGTCCTACCATTAACTTTCTTGCAGCTTCGCTTGATAGGTATTCGTAATGTGCAGGTGCATCGTTCAATGGTACATCGTCAATCGTTGTTTTGCTTTCTGCGTTGTTGTTAAATGCAATGATTACCTTTTCGCCTAAAGACCCTGTAAGTTTTGACATTACATCGTTCTTGATCT